CACAAGAAGTATTCATTGAAGAAGTTAATAAGTTACTGGGTTTTTAAAAGTGTTCAATTTCATATTGCAATTTACTAAAAAATAAAAAAATTTAAAATAGGTTGGAACAGGTTAAAATTAGTTTGGGATATATAAACTATGTAAAGAACTTCGTGTTGAGAATTGATTTTTTTACATAGTCTGGTGTATAATAGTATACAGTGATTTTTAGAGAGATTCTACTTATCGCTCAGAATTAAATTTGGTCCAGTAGCTCAGTTGGATAGAGCAACGGCCTTCTAAGCCGTGGGTCGGGAGTTCGAATCTCTCCTGGATCACCATGAAGAATGCAGTAGCCACAAGGGTTTATAGCCCTTGTGGTTACTTTTTATTACTTGATTTTTGTTTGTTAATATACTTGCGCTAGTAGCTTTTTGCACTAAAAATATACTGGCGGATATATTTGCAAAAGATTGTTCGTCATAACTGCAGATTGAATAAAAATGACCTCCTTAAAGTTAGAATTAAAATCTAACCTTAAGGAGGCCTTGTTTGTTATTAAGTTAAGTTTTTTATATTATGAATGATTATTGGACTATGTCAGTAATCGCTCATTAATAGGCTAATGATGGTTGGTGTGAAGAGACATAGATTAGGAGTGCGTTGAATAAAGCTCTGGTCTGAGCATTAAGTTCATTGACAGAAATAGGATTTCCGTTAACATAAAATACGTCGTGGGGACCGAAAAATGATGCAATGCCTCCAGAATAGCGCTCTGATTCACCGGTAGAAGTATCAACTAATGCAAAAGAGAATACGTAATTATTGCTTTGCATAATAAATTGGTCGTCAATGTAGATTTGGATATTTGCATTTTCCTGATTTTTGACTGTGCCTACATATACGTCTTTAGCAGATGCTATCCCGACAGTTGCTAATAATAAGAATGCTAATACGATTAATTTTTTCATTTGGATACACCCCTTTGTTAATGTAAGATGACTTAATATTAAAATCAAGGTATGAGTAGCGTGTTGCCTTACCCTGAAAATAATAATCTATAACTTATGTTAACTGAAAAGGACATAATAACACTCCTAATTAAAAAATAGATTTATTCTATTTTTATGGTTGATTAGTACCAAGAGAATATAATCCATATTGAATGGAAGAAGGCTTTTATGAAATAACCTATTGTCATGATAAAGTTATTGTTGAAGAAATCTAGAAAACCACTAACGGAAAATAGTAAATTGGCAGCTGTTTGAAATGGGTGAAATGTTAGACCGATAATAAATCCTACAGGAATCATTATGACGGATAATACAATCCTAATTGCGGTTTCTTTTACCATCCAGATTGCCATTTGGCTAATAGTTTCTCCGTCGTATTCCTGTTTGTTACCATTGCCGATACAGGTTCCTCGTTGGAACATTTCAGCCGAGAAATGTATTAATTTTGCAGGGATGGAAACTAAGTATGATACATTGTAAAGTGTATTGGATATACCGTCAAAATGCATGGCGGTCATCATATTTGATTTTTCGGTGTTGTAATCATATAAGTAAAATGCATAGGTGATATGGCGAGACGCGGCAATAATTGCGGCATTCTTTTTTGAATACATGGAAATATCACCATCGTCAGTAAGTAGGTAATTATCTCCCAGTATTCTGGAAATCCAAGAGGTATTTTCTTTAACATCTTTCCAATCATTATCATACCCTTTCGATACATGGATCCATCGATGTTCGAATTCTTTAAGTTTGAAGGTGTAAGGATCGCCTAGAGATTGGAAATATTGTCTGGGATAAATGTGTTGATATTCATACTCGGATTTACCGTAGGCCATGACTAGAGATGATCCAAATGTGAAAATAATTAAAAATAATAACAGGATACGTTGGAAAATTGATGCATATTTTTTCATTATAACTCCTCTGACTAAGAATTAAATTGTGCGCCTTGTTTTCAGTCTGCTGCAACAAAGGCTGTTTAAGGTAATCAGTTTAATTTTTGGCTCTTTATATAATTGCTTACACATATCCTCCCTTTAAATTATTTTTCAATTCATTGTCACATAGAAAATTGAAAAAAGCGAAAAATAAAAATTAAATGAATTTTGAAAAAAGATTTTGGGCGTTTTTGCAAGTAAGTACGAAAAATTATATATCAGAGTGTAAAAAAATGGAGAAAAAGTTGTAATTTAACTGTATTTTTTATAATATAGTAATAAAAGTTGACTTTATTTGATTGGTGAATATAAAATGAAAGAATAACAGGTTGGATATAGGTGCAGATTCTATGCTTTATCAAGAAAGGGAAACTACTATGCAATTCATTATAGTCATGATATTGTTTTTTATTACGGCGACAATTTTTAAGGCATGGTCCATTCCTCTTTGGATAGCAATTGGTATTTTTAAAGGAATCAATGAATATATATTGGAACCCAGAAGACGAAGAAAAATACAGGGCAAAGATAAATAGCGTGGAGTTATTGCTTTGTCGGATAGTAGTATCTTATTAGTGTGATAATAAATAAAAAAGCCTCCCTTAGGGGAGGCTTTTTTATATTAACGAAGGAATACGGCGGCAAAAAGTCCGTCTTGAATTTCGAGCAAATTAAAGGCGACTTTGTCGTTGCGGTGGATGCCGGTCATATTTTGCGGTTCGTTTAAGAGCGTACCGATGAATCGCGGTGCGTGGCAATCTTCACAGCGAACCCAACAATATTCAGGCTCTTTTTCTTGATCGTAGAAAATCACGGCTGCATCATCCGGATAGTCGGCATGGCGATAAGGATCTAATTCCTTAATTCGACGACATAATTCCACACCTTTATCGGCTCTGTAGTTAGTATTTATAAAGTCGATTTTTTTATCATAATCAGTTGGTACCAATTGGTTATGATAAATGATATTTTCTTCGCTGATAGATTCGGAACGCAGTTTGATGGAAATGTCATCGATTCCCGGAAATAGGGTAGTCGTTTCATTTTCGTGAATAGCTGCACTTAATACTTCAAATGTGAGTCCCGCATCGTGGTCGATATAACCGTAAAGAAGAAGTGCGTTGGCCTCTTTGTAATGGGGTAATTCGGTAAAAAATACCGGCGTTTCAGTATTATGTTTGTCTATGGGTAACACGATAAATTGGTGATATAAATCGCGGAATGAGTGTTCGTACAATTTCATAGTGTTTACCTCCTGTTTGTCAGTATTTATGAAACTGTTAAAAAAGTATGCTGGGAAATAAGTTGTTATAAAGTCGAACGGCTACTGCAAGGCATCCTCAATCAGCCTGTCTTTATCTCGTTCAAGGGCTTTTAAACTTTCGTAAATTCGTTGTTCTTTTGCCAACAGTTCCTGATATTTTTCGGATAATTCGTTTTGGATAGAACGTTTTACGAGCGGAATTTTTAAATTTTTTAAGTCACTGATACTCAGCGTGGTCGTAGAACTGCCGCGAGAAAGCTGTTCGAGTTGTTTTTGAGCCATTTTTGAATTTAAATACATAAATAAAAACAGCGGATTGATAGCCTTTTTATCGACTTGTAAGTAGTAGGTGTTACCGTTTGAAAAAATCATATTGTTTTGGGTGTCCGTAATATAGCCTGCTTTGAACGGAAGCAGTTTACTCATAATAATATTATTGTCGCTAATAGCTTTTTTAGGTGAAATTTCGTCAGTCTCTGCTAATGAAGTTACACCCGATAAGTCAATAATGCTGTTGTTTAAATTTTTAGGTGTAATATATTTAACGGAATTATTATCGGCCACCAAAGTATCTAATTCTTGTGCTTTTAAGAGAACGCCGCGATTAATTTGGCAAACTTCTTCCAGCAAGATAAAGCCGCTTGAGTCAGAGGGGAAATCTTCCTGTATATATCGTGAGGGGGCCAGATTATAATTGGAGGCTGCCAGCTCATCGTTATGTACGACCTTTATACGACCTTTTTGACTCTTGTGGCTGTGATTGGATTCTGTGAATTCCGGTTTTGTTATTAAGGCAACAATCGCCTCGATATCTTTGTCTGATAGACTGAATTTACGGCGCCCTTTAGTTTTGATTTCAGATGCATCAATAAAGCGTACAGTTTTATTGTTTTTTGAAAAAATCCAAAGTGTCGTAGGGATTGATGTACCGGGTATTAAGTTCTCGGGTAATTGAACAACGCATTCTACATAGCCGAATTTTATTAACCGTTTTCGGATATCACTGTACGTTTCTGTTGAGGCTGCTCCGTTGGTAGTAATAGCATATAATCTTTGGCTACTGATTAGAGACGCTAAGGCCGTAATGATGTAAGGCCATTCACTTTTGAAGGTGGCAGGGCTCATTAATTCTTTGAAGACGTTAAGTTGGGCCGGAACTAAGATCCACTCATCGGCTGTAAAGTCGGCAGCGTTTTTCCCGGGGAGCGGCTTAATAATTGCTGTATTTTTGAATCCGAGGTGATCCGCAACAAAATGATTAGAATAAACTTTTCTGTGAAACATATTGTCAAATTCTAATTTTATATTCGTTGTGTCAGGCAATAGGGATAATCTTAGCTTGGTAACCAGATAGCAAGGCAGGTTATTTTCTATGCCTCTGAGTTTTCTTGCATTCCCGTAGAGCGCTGCATATAGCAGAGTCTGTCCGTAACCGAATCCCCAATCAAATACGGATTCATCTTCGTTAGGGAGTAAGGCTAATAGTTTATTAATGCTGGATCCGCTGTTGAAGTCGGGGCCTTTTTTAGTATCCGGATCGGCGAATAGTATATAGGTCAATAATTGTGGTGCCGTACATGTTTCCAACTCGAGAGTAAGTTTTGAGGGAATTTCCTCGATTGACTCGATGAATTCTGTTACCAAAGGATTCCTTATTTGTCGGATTAAATAATCTTGAGCCTCGGCAAAACTAAATGTGTTTGCTCTTTGGATTAAATATAAAGTGGTTAACAGGATAGTGTCTTGGAATTCAGAAATTGCTGAAGCCTTATATATTTTTTGAATTTTAGTGATGGATTCGACGGTTACTTCCGGCTGTTGATATTTTAATTCTGCAACAATCTTGTTAATCATAAGATACCTCCTTGTGTTGTTAATTTAATTGTAGCTATTTTATATAGTAATGTCAAAAGGTTTTTAAAAACCAAAAAACAAAAATATTATGAAATATTAGTTAAATAGCCAGTTCTTTTTATGCAGATTGATGATATGAGTTTATCAGCACCGGTTAGAAAGGGTGCTTTTTGTTTTGCAAAAAAAAGAGCCGTTTAAAGATGATGAAATAAAAAAATTTTTCAAATGACATAAATTTTGGTCGTGAAATAGATCATTTACTTAAATAAGTCTTTTTAGAGTGCACTGTATTGACGGAATTGTCCGTGAAATATGAAGTTTTTAAAATTAAATATGAAGATTTATCGATATAGATTTTATTTAACTTTTTTAATTAAATATCATCTTTAAAAGTGATAAATGAGGAGCTTAATAATGTTAAAAGTCAAAGTTAGTCATGAGTGTTTCATTTGAATTATTTATATTTGTAAAAGTAAATATATAGATGTGTTGCTTATTTAATTATAAGTGTAGTGATAACATCTGATTTAAAAATGTCTGTATAATGCTATTTTATTGATTTTTTAGGTGGGAAATAAATTCTTTGTGATATCTTCTTGTAGTTTTTAAAATTACTAATTTAATAAAAAAGACAAGCTTCAGAATATAAATATATAAAATGAGTGAAATTATATTGAAGGTAAAAATAATCTGAATTTGTCTTTTTATTATAAAATTAATTCGATGAGAGATGTGTTTTGTATGAACAGAATTTTTAAGGTCGTGTGGAGCAAGACAAAAGGCTACTATGTGGTGGCATCGGAATTGGCGAAGAATCATCAAGGGGGATCTTGTCGCATTAAACGACTTTCGGCGGCAATAATGGCGGTGTTGGTTTTGACACCACAAATGACAGCCTTAGCCACAACAATTTCGGTAAATGATGAGACATGGTTTGCCGGATCGGCAGGATCGGGTGTTTTGACGATTGAAGCAGGGAGTGGTATTAGCTTAACCGTGAGTGATGCGACGGGAACGAGTACGTCGAAGAGCATGACTTTGACGATTAGTCTTGATGACGATACTTTAGAGGCTGTTAGTACGGCGGTGAGTAGTGTAAGTTCGGCATCGACTAGTGCCTCCAGTGCTGAGTCCAGTGCAACGGAAGCGTCGACAAGCGCATCTTCTGCTGAATCGAGTGCAACGGAAGCATCTACAAGTGCTGACAGTGCGTCCTCTAGTGCAACTGCCGCTAACTCAGTTGCGATTGGTGCCGGCTCTGTAGCGGATGAAGAAAATACGGTATCCGTTGGTTCGCCGGGGAATGAACGTAAGATTACCAATGTGGCCGCCGGTGAAGTATCCGCCACATCCACAGACGCAGTTAACGGCAGTCAATTGTATAGCGTAGCTTCCAGTGTTTCGAATTTGAGTAATCGGGTTAATAAAGTTGGTGCTAATGCCGCCGCTTTGGCTGCTTTGCATCCGCTTGATTTTGACCCAACCGATAAAGTAAGCTTTGCGGTTGGTTATGGTAACTATCGTGGTGAAAACGCTATGGCCTTAGGTGCTTTCTATCGTCCTAACGATAATACAATGTTTAGTATTGGCGGCACCATGGGGAATGGTGAAAATATGATCAACGTTGGTGCTTCCTTCAAGTTTGGCTCCAGCACAATTGATAGTGTTAAGAAGGCACAATACCAGAATGCGCCTATGAGCACCATGAATGCCCTTGAAGATCAAGTTCAGTCGCAACAGAAAACTATAAGTACAGAAGCAAGTCAGATTGAAGAATTGCAGGCCCAGGTAAGAGCCTTGATGGAAAAAGCGGGCATTTAATAGTATTAGATGTAAAACTTGGTAAAAATGTGATGAAGTTTTGAGTTGGTAGGATTCCGGTCATAATAGGTTCAGATAGGTTGATATATAATAAATCCATGTATCGACCTATCGATATTGAGGAATAATAAGAGAAGGATAAGAGTATGGCGATAAGCGGCATGGAAAGTTTAAAAAAATCAGGTAACACAGGAATTCGCATCGGGATAACATTCTTTTGGGGACGTACCTATAAGAATATTTGGTCTAATGGTGCCGGTCAAAATATGTATTTTTTAAAAGAAGTGCTATCACAAATAGACGGAGTCGATGATGTATATTTTGTGTTCTGGGGGAATGATTTAAAAACGTTGCCGAAGGCACTCGAAACGGAGGCCATGGGTGTTGATATTTATTCGTACGAAGAGGTAGTAAAAACCACGGATGTTTTGATAGAAGGTACTCGTACCTTGGAGCCGAAATATGAAAAAGAATTCCGGAAATACGGGGCGAAAATTGTAACATATCGTATGGGGAATGATTTTATCTGGGATATGGAGAAGTTTATTGCTAAACAAGATGGCGGTCGTGCGTTTAATGGTACAACTTATGATCAGGCGTGGCTCATTCCCCAAGTATATAAGACGAACAAAGACTACGTGGAAATTATGACCGGTACTGAGGCGTATGAAGTCCCGCACATTTGGAATCCATTTTTCTTTGATCGTCAGGTAGCTAAGCTGCAAGCCGGCCTTTCGTTTGGCTATAAGCCGGATACGACCAAACGGGGACGACGGATTTCTGTATTCGAACTGAATGCATCTGTCGTTAAGAATTGCTATACACCGGTGTTAATTTCGGAAGCAGCCTATAAACAAAATCCGGAAGCCATTGCCCACGTCTATTTGTGTAATACCTATGATGTAAAAGATTTGAAGGCGTTTCATAATTTTATCGGTTACACTACGCTTGTTAAAAATAAGATTATGAGTGTTGAAAAACGCCATTTAATACCATACTTTTTGTCTCGTTATATTGATATCGTTTTATCCTATCAATGGGAGTTGGGGCTTAACTATGCCTATTACGAAGCGCTATACGGCAATTATCCGTTGGTGCATAACTCGCCGTTTTTGCGTGATGCCGGCGTTGGGTTTTACTATCCCGAATTTGATGCTAAAAAGGCGCAGCAGTGTTGTTAGATGTAATTAATACCTATGATGCTCAAATTGAACTTCATAAAAAGAACAATACCGCTTTTTTAGAAACTCTATCGCCATATAATTCCAAGGTGGTTAAAGTACACAAAGATTTGTTGGAGCAATTGTTAAAATGATTGGGGCCAAATGATAGAGCGTAGGCAAAACTATGAGTACGGCATATGGTAAAAATAGAATTAAAATTCAAATAAAGTGAAAAAGATAGAAAGAGGACTCTTCGATTAAGGAAAGTCCTCTTTTAGTGCACAATTCTATATAATTTGTCTTTGAATTATGAAGTTTTAAAGAATATAGATGAAGATGTAGAAGTATTGATAATACTGAATTATATTTGTATTTTGTCATAAAAATAATTGTAAAAATAGTAATTTTTAAGGTTAACAATCAAGTGGATTCATGAGTATTTCATTTATGATAAGTATAGTCAGCTATAAAATAACATAGTAGCTATACTTATTTACTCATAAATATATATTTAGTAGGGATTAAAAATTATTTACTTTGATGTGCTAAAGTATTGAGGGTTTTAATGATGGGGGAATATATTTTTGAAATGTAGATCTGTTTTAAAAGTATATTATTTAATTAAAACTTTAACGGCTAAAGTTAAAAATAGATTAAAAGTAAAAACTTTGATAATCAAGTTATCGCATGCTGCTTGATGTATTAGGTTGGTAAAATATTTTTGTGAATTAGGGGTGTTGTTATGAATAAAATTTTTAAAGTGGTCTGGAGTAAGACGAAAGGTTGTTTTGTCGTTGCATCGGAATTAGCTAAAAGTCATCAAGGTGGAACGAGACGTGTGAAACGGATAAGTGTGGCTTTGATGGTGGCGTTGATTTTAGCACCGCAGATGACTACTTATGCTTATAATTATATTAATGTTGGGGGCGATGGAACTAAAGATAAACCCGGTACAGATTGGCAAGCTGGAAGTAATGGCAATGGGAGATTAACTTTTGTAGATGGTACGGGGATTGATATTTCTATTGTTGAATCATCTGGACAGGGTGCAAGTAAACAGTTAAAAGTTGCGATTGGAATCAATCAAGAGTATATGGATAGTATAAATGCTAGTGTTAGCTCAGCTTCAACGAGTGCTAGTAGTGCAGTATCTAGTGCCGAATTAGCATCTACTAGTGCAGCGAGTGCCTCAACAAGTGCAGGGACTGCTTCATCTAGTGCAACGTTAGCATCGACAAGTGCAAGTTCAGCTTCAACGAGTGTGTCGAGTGCATCAACAAGTGCAAGTTCAGCGTCTACAAGTGCATCGAGCGCCTCAACTAGTGCAAGTCAGGCCGAATCCAGTGCTAAATCTGCAAATGATAGTGCAACGAAGGCTTCATCAAGCGCAACGGCTACCGGTGAAAACGCCATGGCAATCGGTCGGGGTTCTGTAGCTAATGGAAATGGAACATCGGCTATGGGTGTGAATGCTTCGGCGACCGCTGAAAATGCGACTGCTATTGGCAGTAATGCCAGTGCAACCGGCAAAAATTCAGTAGCTCTAGGGGCCGGTTCCGTGGCTGATCAGGATAATACTGTTTCGGTGGGTTCAGTTGGCAATGAGCGAAAAATTACTAATGTAGCCGATGGTGAAATTTCACCTACGTCTACTGATGCAGTTAACGGAAGTCAAATTTATGGCTTGGCATCCCAAGTTGCCAATATTGGCAATCGTATTAACAAATCCGGAGCCAATGCAGCCGCTTTGGCAGCTTTGCATCCAATGGATGCCGATCCTAATGATAAATTAATGTTTGCCGTAGGTTTTGGTACTTACCATAGTGAAAAAAGCTTAGCGCTCGGTGCTTTTTACAGAGCTAATGAAAATACCATGCTCAGTGTTGGCGGTACCATGGATAGCGGTGATGCCATGTTTAATATGGGGGCGTCTTTTAAATTCGGAAGTAGTACGGTTGATAGTGCTAAAAAAGAACAGTACAAGACGATGCCAATTAGTGTCATGAATGCGTTGGAAGATAAAGTGCGTGAACAACAAAAGACGATTGATGCACAGGCAAAACGTCTTGAAACATTAGAATCGCAAATGGGAAATCAGAATCAACAAGCTATTATTGAAAAGCAATCACGTCAGATTGAAGAGTTACAAGCACAAGTAAAAGCTTTAATGTCAAAAATTAATGTGTAATGTTTTGGGTAAAATGTTTTATTAGATAGAAATGTCTTAGAATTAGATGATAAACGATTTGTGTATTTCTAATATTTTTAGATTTAAGATGATATGGGCATCTATAAAATATGATATATTAAAAATATATGATTTTTAATTTTGGATAGTGTTAATCAAAAAAAGGTTAAAAGGACAATCAAATGGAGTTAAGTAAGTTACACAGTAGAAAAAAAGCTGGCAAAACAGGTCTGCGCATCGGTATTACATTCTTTTGGGGATCGTCTTATAAACACATATGGTCCAATGGCGCCGGACAGAATATGTATTTTTTACGAGAAATGCTGGCCCAAATTGACGGGGTAGGAGATGTATATTTCGTATTCTGGGGCAATGATTTAAAGACATTGCCTAAAGAACTTGAAATAGAAGCCATGGGGGTCGACATATATCCGTATGAAGACGTTGTAAAGACGACCGATGTTTTAATTGAAGGCACACTTACATTAGAACCGAAGTACGAAAAGGAATTCCGCAAATATGGTGCTAAGATAGTCACTTATCGTATGGGTAACGATTTTATCTGGGATATGGAAAAGTTTATTTGCAAAAAAGAAGGTGGCCGTGCTTTTAACGGCACAAAATATGATCAAGCATGGCTCATTCCTCAGGTGTATAAGACCAATAAAGATTACTTGGAAGTCATGACCGGTACAGACGTTCATGAAGTACCGCATATTTGGAATTCGTTCTTCTTTGACCGTCAAGTTGCTAACTTGCAGAAAGGTTTAAGTTTTGGCTACAATCCGGATAAATCCGGTCGCGGTCGTCGCATTTCTGTATTTGAACCGAATGCATCGGTTGTAAAAAATTGCTATACGCCGGTATTAATTTCGGAAGCGGCTTATAAAAAAGACCCGGAAGCAATTGCTCATGTGTATTTGTGCAATACCTACGATATACGGGACTTGCATGTGTTCCATAATTTTATCGGCTATACATCGTTGGTAAAAAATAAAATCATGACGGTGGAAACACGTCATTTAATGCCATATTTCTTGTCTCGTTATACGGATATTGTTTTGGCGTTCCAGTGGGAGTTAGGTCTTAACTATGCGTACTATGAAGCTCTTTACGGCAACTATCCGTTGGTTCATAATTCGCCGATTTTGCTTGATGCGGGTGTCGGTTTTTACTATCCGGAATTTGATGCTCAAAGAGGGGCTGATGTATTACTCGATGTAATTAATAACTATGACTCTAATTTTGAAAAAACGGTGGCTAAGAATAAGAAGTTTTTAGAAACATTATCGCCATATAATCCGGCGGTATACAAAGAATATGAAAAACTGTTGGAGCAGTTGTTTTTATAAAAATAGTTAGGACTCCTAGACTCAATTCATTTTAAATTGACTTAAAGTTTATTAGATTCATATAAGCCGGTAATCTGAATTAATTGAAACGGCCCTGAAGTAGGTATCAGGGCCGTTTTGTTGTATAATAAAAGGTAATAGTTAGTTAAGTTTTCTTACAGTGAGAAAGGATAATCATCATGAAACAGAATGTGCCTGTAGCAAAGGGCCAAGTATATGAAATTGCAATTGAAAGTTTGGGAAACAGCGGCGAAGGCGTGGGCCGTTATGAAGGCTTTACGGTGTTTGTGCCGTTTGCACTCCCCGGTGAACGTATCAGTGCTCGCATTACACTTGTGAAAAAGAACTATGCCGTGGGGGCGTTGGTTGAAATTTTGAAACCAGCGCCACACCGAGTTGAACCGTCTTGTCCGGTATATGGTACTTGCGGCGGCTGTCAATTGCAACATGTGACCTATGAAGAACAATTACGTTTGAAAACTCAAAAAGTTCGAGACATTATGGAGCGTATCGGCAAAACGAATCCTGATTTGGTTCAGCCGGCCTTAGGACCGGATAATCCATGGCATTATCGGAATAAAATGCAGATTCCGGTGGGGGCCGATTCCGCTAAAGGGGCGGTACTTGGCTTCTATGCCATGGGGTCGCATGATATTGTACCTTGTACCAATTGTGCCATTCAAAATGATGGGAACAATCAGATTGTTGCCGTTTGTGAACGCTTGATTCGTGAAACAGGTCTTATGCCATATAATGAAGTAACCGGTGAAGGGATGATTCGCCACATTATCGGCCGTATCGGTGAAAACGGCTGGATGGTTATTATTGTAAGCACGGCTAAAACCTTGCCACAAGCGGAGTATTGGGTATCGGAAATCCGTAAAAATTTGCCGCAAGTAACCAGCATTGTGCTTAATCATAATCCGCGTAAAACGAATATAATTATGGGGCGTGATTGCACCTTGCTTTGGGGCGATGAAACTATCAGAGACACGATTGATGATTTGAAATTCAGACTATCGCCTCATTCGTTCTTCCAAGTTAATCCGGAACAAACCCTCGTATTATATAAGAAAGCGTTGGAATTTGCTAATTTAACAGGTGAAGAAACGGTTATCGATGCGTATTGTGGAACCGGTACGATTTCATTGTTTTTGGCAAAACAGGCAAAGCACGTTATCGGTATTGAAATTGTGGAACCGGCTATTGTAGATGCCAAAGCTAACGCTGAGCGAAACGGCATTACCAATGTTGAATTTATCGCCGCTGATGCGGCTAAAGAAATGCCGAATCTTGTGAAACGCGGCGTGAAAGCCGATGTGGTCGTTTTCGATCCGATTCGTGCAGGCTGTAAAGAAGAAGTGCTAAAAGCGGCGGCCTCAATGAAACCAAAACATATGGTGTATGTGTCTTGTAATCCGGCGTCTATGGCGCGCGATATTGTTGTGCTTCGTGGGCTCGGCTATGAAGTAGAAACCGTGCAGCCGGTAGATATGTTCCCGATGACCGCGCACGTGGAGACGGTGGCTCTATTGTCCAAACTAAATACAGAACATCATTTAGATATTGAAATCGGGGAAGATGAATTATCAGAAATTGACTTTTCAAAAGATGCAACGTACGGAGAAATTAAAAAGTATGTGTTAGATAAATACGGATTAAAAGTTTCAAGCCTATATATTGCACAAATAAAAAGGAAACATGGTCTAATAGAAAGAGAAAATTATAATCTTAGTAAGAAAGAAAATCAAAGGGTGCCAAATTGCCCAGAAGAAAAAGAAAAAGCAATAGAAAATGCTTTAGAGTATTTTGGAATGATTTAAGAAAAATAAAACCTCAGATTAGATTCTGAGGTTTTATTTTTTACTTATTTTAACGCAGTAAATCATATTATTGAAGAGAATCCACCTTATATGTTATAATTAGGTAGTTAATCTATACATTAAGAAAGGTAAAATATAGAATTGGAGAATGATATGGGATTTTCATATAATAAATTATGGAAGTTATTAATAGATAAAAATATGAAAAAAACAGACTTACAATGTGCAATTGCAACAACACCGAAGACAATAGCAAAAATGGGAAGAGACGAAAATGTAAGTTTGGAAACATTAGGTAAGATCTGTGAGTATTTTCAATGTGATATTGGAGATATTATTGAATATAAAAATGGAGTTAAAATAAATGATTAGTAATACTCTTACCTATATTTCATTATTTTCATCAGTAGGAGTTGGTTGCTATGGATTTAAATAAGAGGGCTTTGAATGCGTAGCAACTAATGAAATTATTGATAGACGTTTAGAAATTCAGAGAATAAATAAAAAATGTAAATTTGATAGTGGATATATAAGTGAAGATATTCAGAAACAGGAAACTAAAAATAAAATTTCAAATGAAATAAAAAAATGGGAAAAACTTAGTAATGATTACATTGATGTTATTATTGCAACTCTTCCTTACCAAGGAATGAGTGTAGCTAATCACAAGAAAAACAAGAGCGATTTACAAAGAAATAGTTTGATAGTTGAAAGCGTAGAGATTGTTAAAAATATTAATCCCAGATTTTTTATTTTTGAAAATGTTGCTGCATTTTGGAAAACAGGCTGCACTTTAAAAGATGGAACTATTCTTCCAATAGGTGAAATTATAGAAAGAAAACTTTCAAATAATTATTTAATTTCTAAGCGAGTAATTAGTTTTAAAAATTATCGCTTAAATTCTTCAAGGACTAGGGCATTAGTTATCGGTGTTAGAAAGGATTTGTCCGATATTGTGGAGAGAGTTAAAAATAAAGTATATTAAGGGAGTTTAATTTTAAATGGAATTTTCAAAGAAAGATATAACAAATAGATTGTTTGAAGGGGACTGCATAGAAATAATGAAACATTTCCCTGATAATTCTATTGATATGATTCTATGTGATCTACCATATGGTACAACACAAAATAAATGGGATTCAATAATTCCATTAGATAAGTTATGGGAAGAGTATAGACGTATTGTTAAAGAAAATGGAGCAATTGTGTTAACTTCCCATGGATTATTTACGTCAAAATTAATGTTAAGTAATATAGACGATTTTAAATACAAATGGATTTGGATAAAGTCTAAGGCAACAAATTTTTTAAATGCAAAAAAACAACCGTTGAGAAAATTTGAAGAAGTTTGTGTGTTTTATAAAAAACAACCAGCCTATAATCCTCAAATGATGAATGGAGAATCATACGATAAAGGGCTAAGAAAAGATCAGTTAAGTGGTTCTTATGGAGACTTTGAGCCAGTTCGAGTTAAAAGTAATGGAGAAAGATATCCCGTCGATTTAGTTTATTTTAAAACAGCTGAGAGTGAAGGTAAAGTTTATCATCCAACACAAAAACCAGTAAAGTTAGGAAAATATTTGGTTAGAACATATACAAATAAAGGTGATTTAGTTTTAGATAATACTTTTGGAAGTGGCAGTTTTTTAGTGTCTGCTTTAGAAGAAGGTAGAAATTTTGTAGGGATTGAAGTGAATGAGGAAACTCATCAGTTTAAAAAATATAAATACGATTTAATAGAAATAGCAACTAAACGATTAAAAGAGTCTTGGGATAATTTATCTGATGAATACAAAGAGTATGTATGTGAAGAAAATCTAATAAAGGAGTTTATAAAACTTGAGTCAAATAAAAATTAATGCAAATGAAAGAAGCTGGGCTATAAATTTAATCTCTTTGATTAATAAATTTGTTGATAATCATGACTTTTTAATAAAAAATGCAGGTGGTGAATCTACAATTTCTACTGGTACAGAACGTATGTTTCCGGATTTGATACTATATGGTGATTCAAATCAAACAATGTTTTTACAAGGCTGGGAATTAAAAATGCCTGATACTTTGATTACAGATGAAGTATTTATAAAAGATGCACAAAGAAAAGCTCGTAACCTAGGTTTGAATAGTACTTTGATTTGGAATTTCACTTCTGCAGTTTTATATGTTAATGACGAAGCAGGGAATTGGTTTATAAAAAAAGCTTGGAATGAAAATAGTCATATAATATCGAGGTCCGATGTTATTGAATATCAAGATGACTGGGAGCAAACTTTAAAAGATGTAATATTACAGGTAAATGAATTTTTAGTGACTGGTCATATTTGTGGACAGAAAATAGATAAGGTTGTTACGGATTCATTAATGGCAAATATTATAGAAAATAATAAGGAAAGCTTAGGAAATGTTTTAAGAAAAGAATCTAATAGCAATAGAGTTATAGAAGCATATATTATGCACTGGTGGGAAAAAGCAAGTCTTGAATATGTTAATGATGAACAAGACTCGTTTATTGCGTATGGTAAAATGCTTATTTTAAATTGGTTAAACAAATTTTTGTTTGCTCATCTTATTAAAGGTTACCAATCATCAGCCAGACTAGTTGATTCTATTTCAGGAAATGAAGACATAAATTCAGTTGTTGAAGTATTTGAAGAAATTACTGAAAGGTGTGACTTTTATAATATATTTTGCAAAATTGAGTATAGTGAGCTCATTGATTTAAATACTTGGAATCAAATTATAGAATACAACAATCTTTTGAAATCAATAAAAATTGACAAAATAGATCAAAATCAAATTCAAGATATTTTGGAGAATTCAGTTGCATCATCAAAGCGACTGATTAGAGGTCAATTCACTACTCCGAAAATATTAGCTGATATTTTATGTAGCATAACTATGTTGAATGCTGAAAAAGATTTTATTGATTGTTGCTGTGGTACAGGAACAATTGCAAGAGCTGGCTATGATTTGAAATCAGAAAAGATGAGCATTGAAAATACTTTGAGCTCTACTTGGGCATCAGATAAAGATAATTTTCCTCTGCAATTAGCAACAATAGCTTTATCTTCAGTAGAAACCATGAACAGACCACTAATGGTATTTAATAGAAATGCGTTAGATTTAAAAGCAAATGATGAGATCAATATCACTAATCCATCTAATGGTGAAATTATTAAATATCAGCTTCCTAAAATGGGAACTATCTGCTCTAATTTACCTTTTATTGCTTTTGAGCGATTAGATGATGAAGACAAGAGATTAATAGAAAAAATAATTGAAAAGGTAAAATATGAAACAAATATTGTTTTAAGTAAAAGAGGAGATATTTATACCTATATTCCTTTTGCTGTACATGATTTGCTAGATGATAATGGAAGATTAGGACTAATTACATCCAATTCATGGTTGGGAACAGCAAGTGGGAAAATATTTTATAGTGCCCTAAAAGAATATTACAAAATAGACCAGTTGCATATTAGCGGGAATAAAAAATGGTTTAATAACGCTGATGTAATAACCATAATATTAGTTTTAGAGAAGAGAGAGATTGCATCATCAAAAGAAGATTATGAGACTAGTTTTTTTATTTGGAATAAAAATTTAAAAGAATTGAGTACTACTGTTGAATATAAAGATAACATCATTCAAAGCTCTATACTTAAAATTGAACCCAAAGACGAATTAGCTAAAAAAACAACTTACAGTCTTTCTGAAATTGATAGTATTCTTGATTTGAATGTATCTCTTAATTCTCTTTTTCACGATAATAAATGGTTGATTAATACAAGGGAATATTTGAGACCTATTACTGATTTTTTTGATATCTTTAGAGGAAGTCGACGTGGATGGGATCAATTATTTTATCCACAAGGTAACCATGATATAGAAGAAATATATATTAAAAAGGTATTGAAGAATGCAAGAAATGTGAATTTCTTACAAACGGAAGCACAGGATGATGTTTTTTGTTGTTCTAGAAGCAAAGAAGAATTGCGTGAAAACAATAATTTCGGTGCTTTAGCTTGGATTGAGAAGTTTGAAAATGAAGTAAATGGAGTAGGGAAGCCACTTCCAGAAGTCTTGAGTAGAAGAAATTTACATTGGTATGAGATTGAAGCAAGTGAGCTGGCTGATTTCTTTACTATGATGAATCCTGATAAAAGGCTCTTCTTTGGAAAATTTGAAGAAAAAAGCTTCATAAATCAGAGGTTAATTGGATTAAGAGTTCAGGATTTGAATATGGATCGTGAGCTATTGCATGCTTTATTAAATTCAATATTATCTATTTATTACATTGAGGCTTTAGGTTTTGGAAGGGGATTGGGAGTTTTAGATATTAATAAAGATAGTATAGCTTCAATGTATATACTCAATCCAAATAATCTTAATGAATGTCAAAAACAAAAAATTAAAGAATTGTTTTCTCCAATTCTTGAAAGAGAAATTTATGATTATGAACAAGAATTAAATAAGGAAGACAGAATTGCTTTTGATAAGTATGTATTAGACTGCTATGGATTGTCCAGTATATATGCAGATATAAAGAACTCGTTTTTATCTATGCACAAATCTAGAAGAAATATATAAAGTTGAGGGCTAGTTGAATGTATATAAAGAATATTATTATAAAAAATTTTAGACTATTGAAGCACACTAAGATTTCATTAAGTCAAACAAAAACAATTTTTGTAGGGAAGAATAATACTGGTAAAACAACTGTGATGAATGTGTTTGACCTCATTACTAATTGCGTTAAAAGATTGAGATTTGATGATTATCCATTGAGCTGTAGAGCTAACCTATATAGTCAGATTAAAGGATATTTCAATAAAGAAATATCTGTAGAGGAGTTAAAATTAAAAGTTGAACTTACTCAGTTTCTTTTAGAGATTGAATATAGTGATAGAAATGAAAATGATTCGCTGGGAGAACTTTCAAATTTTATTATTGATTTAGACGAGACGATTACTGTAGCTAAAATTAAATGTATTTATGAATCGGTTTCTAATATAGAGACAGTATTATTAGATTTAAAGGAACAGTATGAGAATTTAATTACAAATATTGGATCTGATGATAATTTGCAAATATTACAACAAATTATAAAGAGAGAATTTCATCGACTATTTGAGTTAAAAATTTATGCTATAAATCCAACAAATGAAGATGATTTTCAGTTAAAAAGTTATGAAAATTTGAAGGGACTTTTCAATTTAAGGAAAATAACAGCTGAACGTAATTTAGGAGAATCAAATGAAGAACCTCAATTAAATCCATTAGGAAGAGTTTTAAATTCACTGTTTAACACAGAGATTTCAGAAGCAGAAAGTTCTATACAGCCTGCAATATTAAGCTTGAAGAAAACTATTAATTTGACTAAATATAATTTGCAGAATGATATTAGTGTCCATATGGATTCAATTGTTGATTCAATGTTACAGTTTGGATACCCATCAGACGAGGATTTGTTGTTAAAAGCTTACACTGATCTGGATATAGAAAATAGTATCATATCTGGAACAAAATTGAATTATAGGAGCCATGATAATATTGAAGAATTGCCAGACACATATAACGGTTTGGGATATAAAAATTTAATAAAAATTTCTTTGATTCTACAAGATTATTTGCGTTCTTTAAAACAAGGGGATTTAAGGATTCATCTATTGTTTATTGAGGAGCCAGAGGCACATATGCATCCACAATTACAAGCAACTTTTATAGAATATATAGAAAGCTTTCTTAAAGTAGAAGATAGTAAAGTTCCGATACAAATAATTATCACAACACATTCTTCTCATATTGCAAATACAGTACCTTTTTCACAAATAAGATATTTTAAAAAAGGTTCTCATAATGTTGTATGTAAAAATTTAGATACTTTTAAGTTAAAAGATGAAGATCCTTCTGAAAGAAGAACAACTATTGAATTTCTGCAACAATATATCAAGTTAAATCATTGTGATTTGTATTTTTGTGATAAAGCGATATTAGTTGAAGGTACATCGGAGAGATTGCTTATTAAGGACATGATAATTAAATGCTTTGATTTAGATAAGTATGGAAATGAAAATCCTTCTTTACAATCACAGTATTATACAATTATTGAAGTTGGTGGTGCGTATGCTTTTAAGTTTTTTGACTTTTTAAACTTTATTGAAATCCCCACATTAATAATTACAGACATAGATTTTGTTGATAAAAATGGCAAATCTTGTAGAAGGGCAGAAGCCAAAAGAAGTTCTAATGGAACAATAAACAGATGGTATAGAAATAAATTTGATTTAAATAAGAAAGACAAAGTGTTAATTAATAAAATAACAGATATGTTAGAAAATGAAGATGAATTAATAGATTGCAATTTAAGGTTAGCTTGTCAAGAACGTGAGAATGATATTCACCCACGAAGTTTTGAAGAGGCAATTATGAACGTGAATCGAGAATTATATGGGATTGAAGAGAATGTTAGTGAAATTGAGTTTGATTCTAATAAGGAGAGCAAAACAGATTTTGCATTTAATCTGCTTTTTAATAAAGACTTCTCTAATTACACTATACCTTCATATATTTCAAAAGGTCTAGTATGGCTAAGCTCTCAAAAAAACACTGCTAATAATTTGGGGGTGGAAAAGACTAAATGAAACAAATAAGTAATTATGAAAAAGCAAAAAAAATAGCAGATAGTATCGATAGGGAAATTATAGAAGTTCTGAAATCAAAAAGAAGTTTTTGTGTAGAAGCTGGGGCAGGTTCAGGTAAAACACACTCTTTATTAAATGTTATTAATTGGTTAGAAGAAAATGCTAGTTCATATGACAAGGCAGTAGCATGTATAACATATACGAATGTTGCTGTAGACGAAATAAAAGAAAGAATATCAACTTCTAGTGCAATAATCCCTTGTACAATTCACGCCTTTGCTTGGGAAGCTATAAAAAGATTTCAGAAAGATTTGATAGTTTCATTGAATTCACTGGAGTTATTTAACTGTTTCTCTCAAGAAGAAATAGAATCTATAAATAAAGTAAATTATACATTAGGAACACGTCATATTGAAGATTCTATTATGTATTTACACCATGATGATGTTATAGAAATATTTGCATTATTTTTAAATAAAATTAAATTTAGAAAATTATTAAGCCAGAAATACTCACTAATTCTAATTGATGAATATCAGGATTCATCAAGAATAATTATGGAGAAATTTTTAGAATTCTTTATAAATCAAAATAAAGGACCACAGTTTGGTCTATTTGGTGATTATTGGCAAACCATATATTCACTTGATAAGGTCTGTGGTGAAATTAAAAGTGAAAATATTGTGGAGATAAAGAAAAAATCTAACTTCCGTTCTCAGGAGATAATAGTAGAAGTACTTAATAATATCAGACCAGAATTACCACAAATATCTGCTATTAATGAAAATGATGGAGAAGTATTAGTTATCCTGACAAATAATTACTTAGGACCACGTATTCCAAAAGGATATTATAAAGACGAACTTCCAGATTTGATTCTACATGATTATATTCTTAATGTATTTGCAGAATTAAAAAAACGTGGGTGGGGAGCTAAGGAAGAGACAACAAAAATATTTATGTTGACTCATAAGATGTTATCTAAACAACAAGAGTATAGCAATTTGTTAGAAGTTTTAGAAAATGGTTTAAAAGAGCAAACTGATCCTCATGTTAATTTTTTTAACAATTACTTAGAACCAATTTATTATTCACTTAGTGAGAACAATGCTTCTTTACTATTTGAAATATTAGGGACTAATCGTCAACCTTTAGAAGCAAGAGGGAAAAAACTTGAATGGAAAAAACTTTACAAAGGTTTAGATGTATCAAGAAAAAAACAAATATATGATGTACTTAAATGTGCTTATGAAAGTAAACTAATACCTATTTCAGACAAGATACTATCTAATTTTATTTCATATGAGAAAGGAGAGGCGGACCCCAAAATTAATAGATTGTACCAAGTTAAGTACAGTGAGGTTATTAATGCATTAACTTTTTTTAATGAAAACTCAATATATGCAACAAACCATGGGGTTAAGGGTGCAGAATACGAAAATGTATTTATGGTAATGGGTAAAGGTTGGAACAATTATAGATTTGAAAACATCTTGTATAAGAAGGAAAATGAGTTATCTGGTAAACAATTAGAATCTTTTATTAGAAATAGAAATCTTTTTTATGTTGGATGCTCTCGAGCTAAGAAAAGATTGGCTATTATGATAACCATCCCCGTTGAAAAAGATTTTGTTGAATATTTACAGGATGTTTTTGGAAAAGAAAATATTGTAGAATATTCAGATTTAGTTAAAATTTAAGGAATAAAAGAAGTAGATTTTATCTCTCTACTTCCTTATCCATATAGCTATTATAGTTCTTTTGATATAAAACAAGTTCAGAAAACTTCTCTTTATTAAGAGAATACTCTTTCATAAGGGTATTCTTTTTTTTGCAGTAAATAAAGTTTTTTAAAAATCTCTTTTGATTTAGGAATATTAAAAATGATAACAGTTAGCAAATAAAGAAAAATCATATAATGCTTATAATTTATCTTATCTAGAGTCATTAAAAAGATAAATAATTTTAATTAGAATATTTTATTATAATTCATACCTCTATTTTTATTATCTAAAAAAGTTTCTGACATATAAATAATGACATCAAAAAAGATGTTCAAATTTAATAAATTAGGAGGAATTAAAGATGAATGAATTTGAAAAAAGAAATTTTTTGATTCTAAAAAAGATGCTAGAATTACTGGAGGTATGTGAGGAAAACAACAAAACAAAAAGTTTTAAATTCTTTAAGAAAAAAGACGAGGACCTTTATTTCCAAATAAACTGTTACAAACTTGAATTGAGTAACAGAAGGCTGGAAGTAAAATTATATGAAATTGGGAGATTATTTGTAATATATGAAAAGTATACAAATAAAGCATCTCAAAAGCATGATTACAACTTATCTAAGTATGAAATTAATGCTATTTCCAGTGTGTTAAATCAAATAATTAAAGATTTCAGAGAAAATGTTGTAAGATTATAGTAAAGCTACTTTAGCCCATAGAACAATGTGACTATGGGCTAACATTTTTCTAGTATCTAATCTTTATTTACATCAAAATTAATGTATTTTATAACAGTATTCCTTGATAATTTAAATTTTATAGCAGTTTCAGATATATTACTATTTTCACGGTAATATTCTTTGACTTTTAAAATAAGTTTTTCTTTTTCTTCTCTTTTTTGATTAACTATAATCTCTTTTTTAGTATAAGGTTTTAAGCACGACATAAACTGACTTTCTTCTTCTGAAATATCTAACCATTCCATTATTTTTTTGTTTGTTAATTTCTTATATTTAGGAGCTACATTTTTTTGAGCACTATTCCACTTTGATTCTATATAGCTTTCCTTTTCGAAGATTCCACCTATTAAACTGCCAATTTCATATAAAATATCTTTAGATAAATTTTCATTAAGAATTGTCCAAGCAGCCTGAATCATTATTTTGTCTCTACTGCCTACAAGTGTATCATTTTGTTTTCTAATTTTAATTAGTGTTTTATCATCAGCAATTATTTTTAAACTTAGTTTTTCAATGCTTGTTTTATAGATATAATTATTTTCATTTACATTTTTTTCTGGCTTTAACTCATTTATCCACAATCCGAGATAATATCTAGGAAAGTCGTTAATATCTATTAGAGTACCCCTTGCTTTAGCTGAGCTATTATAGGATAAAGGTAATCTTATAATTTGTAATACATTCGATCCAACATTTTTATCTAAGTCAATGTTTTTTAATGCATAGATATCTGAACCTTTTAATTCAGAGATTTTTTCATACAAACTTTCTTTTAGATATGCTGCACAATCTTGGTACAAACTTATCTGTTTTTCTTTTTTTATTTTGTCTTTATAAAAATAGACGGGTTCTATTAAATAAAACAGATGTAACCCTCTACCTGAATTAAGTATTATATGAGGACAAAGGACATCATCAAAGACATTAAATGTTTTTAATGCGTTATAAACTTGCTCTGCTTTTTCATGGCTCCATTCAGAAGATCTGCAGTAATCTAGGTCAACAACAATGTAAGAAACACGTTTTATAGTATCTAAATCAATAATTGCTTTGCTTGTTGTGTTATTAAATGAAGGGAATCTTTCAGCAACTGAAATATAAATATTTTTTCTGTTATAATATTGAAGTTTTTCAAGCTCTATAAATTTAACTGTATGCTTTCTGCTTTTTATCCTCATGTAGAAAATTCTTTTCTCATCATTCTTTGGATAAAGAAGGTTTAGTAGTTCATCTCTAATCTTATTATCTGACATAAAACGCTCCTTTTAATTTCTTAAAAGGTATATGTCAGAAAATTTTTTAGAACTTCGTTTTTATATCATATCTTTGATTAAACATAAGTGGTAAAAAAATCCCCTATTACAGGGGTACTTTACTGATGCCTTAGCAACATACATACTATGTTATAGTAAGTTAACTTTAAACTACTATTTATAGACATAGATTTTACATATACATACATTTATTTTAGTACAGATAAGATTGAGCTATTACATCAATACGATTATGTCCTAAGTATTTGCTGGTTATTAACATAGCTTTTCGATCTAATATTTCTCCAGCTCTATCATTTCTCATGATGTATCTTTCTCCTCCTTCTGAAATTAAACCACCAGGTATTTCATCTATTGGTCTTGCATAATGATTATAAATTCTCTTGGCGTATACCGCTCTGTAGTAGTGGTTGTCATAATGAGAAGGTAATTTTGGTGCTATTTTAAGCTCTCCAGCTTCTTTAAAAATATTTATTATTTCTTCCGTTTCTTCTTTATCTTTGCCCATGATTAGAGCTAAGCGTTTTTTCCCACCCTTTCCTTGTCTAACTTTTACATAATATTTTCCGTTGATTTCTTTTAAATCAACCCCTCTTACAGATTCTATTTCTTTTTTTCTTAATCCTGTAGAGCTTGTTATTTTAGAAAATTTTCTTTCTAGCTCTTCTGATATGTGTTTATCTCTTTTAGCTTCATATCGACTTCTTTTGATTGATTTTCTTGTCCTAGGAGGTGTCGCTATGAAGTTTGTAGATGATATTCTTAAAACCTTTGCTATAGCTGATTTGGCTGTGCTAATTGAGTAAGCAGATAAGCCTTGATTTGTTAAGTTTTTTAGATATTCATTTACGTGTTCTGTTTTAACTCGTTGTATTTTCTTTATTTCAGGATAATTTTCTTTCAAAAATTCTGCAAATTTATAACATTGCTGTTTGTAAGTTTTATAAGTTGTAACGCTATAAATTTTATCTTTTGTTGTAGTTGTTAAATCCTGTTTGTCGTCATTTCTTGATGTTCTCATACCATCATTTAACATTTTTGTTAATCTATCATAAATCTGATTTTTTAAAATGTATTTCTGCTTTCTTTTATCCCATTTTTTAGTTTTTTTCTTTCTTTCATCTATTATTCCAAATACTTTATTAAAAGCTTCGTTTGTGATATTAAAAGACATAAAATACTCCTTTCAAATAAAATACTACCTTTTAAAATTAAAACTCTTAAAAGCGATTTTAGAGCCTTATTTGCTACTCTAATTTTAAGACTAAGCTTTTTATACTACCGAGTCCGTAGAAGCTTCTAAGCTGTCTAATTTAAGACAAAACACATTTTTTAAAGAGCTTGGCTTGCTCTAAAGTACACATTTTTAAGTTGATAGCTTGGTTTGCTATTAATTTTATAAGAGTATAGTGACACTCTTACATTTTTTCCATATTAAATCTTTCACTCTTTTAATCTTTTTTGTTTTTCCTCACGCCATAATTTCCAACTTCCTTTCTTTGTTTCCTCATTTTTTATCACTTCCTTTTTTGTTTTCTCCATGCCATCAATCTTCTATCTATAATTTGTCAGAAAGGGACCTTAATAACAAAAGAGTTTAAAAACTTATCCTTGGTAAATACCCCAAATCTGTTTATACGTCCATAAATGGAGCGTATAAACAGATTTTTTGTGAGTAAATAAATTAATAGTATTTTTGTAAATTAGATCATTAAGTAAGTTCTAAAAAATTTTCTGACATATACAAGTTGAAATTAAAATATCGGAGGATTTTAACTTGGATAATATGTCAAATAAAAATAATCCATTAGATTCTTTGGCTGTGCTTCTTCAGGAATTAATAGAAAAGTATGCAGATCAAATAGACTTTGAAAAATTGGAAGTGCCGCCAAGACATTCAGACAAAAATAAAAATGAGGATAATATTAATTCGTCGGATTAGGCTACTGCATTGACTTTTATATTAAGACTTATGTAAAATATAGGTATAACTATAACGTGAAAATATGTCCAAACTAAAGGTAGAAAAATGAAAAAGAAAAAAGCATATGTATATACAAGAGTATCAACATCTATGCAAATTGACGGCTACTCACTTGATGCCCAGGAAGAACGAATAAAGCAGTATGCAAAAGCTTATGATATAGAAATAATAAAAACCTATAAAGATGCTGGAAAATCAGGAACATCTATCACAGGTAGAAATGAATTCATAGCTATGCTTAATGATATAGAAGCGGGAAAAGATAAAGTTGATTATGTAATGGTTTTTAAATTATCTAGATTTGGAAGAAATGCAGCGGATGTATTGCAGTCATTGCAAGTCATGGAAAATCATAATGTAAATCTGATTTGTGTTGATGATAGTTTAGATAGTTCTAAAGATTCTGGAAAACTTGTTATAACAATTCTTTCAGCAGTAGCAGAAATGGAACGTGAAAATATACTTTCTCAAACTATGGAAGGTCGAAAACAAAAGGCTAGAGAAGGTAAATGGAATGGCGGTTTTGCTCCAATTGGCTATTCCTTAGATAATGGAGAATTAGTTGTTAATGAATATGAAGCTAAAGCAGTAAGGATGATTTTTGATTTATATGCTAATTCAGATATGGGAGCAAATGGAGTATCTAAATATTTAGTCTCTTTGGGTATTAATAAACCTATAAGACAAAATGGTAAGAATCCATATTTTTCAGCTAGTTTAATAAGACAAATATTGGACAATCCTGTATATAATGGGAAAATTGCATATGGAAGAAGAAAAACGATTAAAGATAAAAATACTGGTAAAATTAAATTAGAAAAATCTGATCATTATATTATAGCTCAAGGAAATCATGAACCTTTAATTGATGATGAGTTATGGAATGCAGTTCAGGAAAAAAGAAAATCTCAAGCTAAAAAGTATGAGAAGATAAATAGAGGAAAAGATGAGAGAGTTCATATCTTATCAAATTTAATAAAATGCCCATATTGTGGTGCTGGTTTATATGGAAATAAAAGCCGTAAACGTAATAAAAACAAAGAAGGAGAGCATTACAAAGATTATTACTATTACGGTTGTAAACATCGAAAAATGATGAATGGACATAAATGTACTTTTAATAAACAAATCAGAGCTGAATTAATTGAAAAAGAAGTGGAAACAATAATTACTCAAATAGTTAGTAATCCTACTTTTGCCAAAAAAATTGAAGAAAAAATCAATATTCAAATAGACACAAAAGAAATTGACGAAGTTATTAATAAGCACTTAGCGAAGATTAGGCAATTAACAGGTACAAAAGCATCACTAATTAATCAAATAGATTCTTTAAATTTTGAAGATAAACATTATGATAGAAAATACACCGATTTAAATCTTAGACTTGATGCTATATATGACCAGTTAGAATATGCAGAAATGCAGTTAAATGATAGCAGAAAAAGGAAAGAGGCAATTCTTGAAGAAAAAATAACCTCAGATAATATTTATAAAATCCTTGTTAATTTTAATAGTCTTTATACAGTCCTTTCAGATATCGACAAGAAGAGACTGCTTAATGAATTGATAGAAGAAATTCAGATTTATGATGAAAAACCTAAAAATGGAACTTGGATAAAATCGGTTGTTTTCAAGATTCCGCTTATAGATCATGACCTTGACTTTAGTTTGGACAATAAAGATAATGTTGAGACTATTTGTTTGATGTCAAGATTGAAGGACTAAACTGTATAAAAAGGCTTGAAATCAAGGGATTCCGAGAAACTGCCCAGTTTGGACAGATAATCGGAATCCCTTTTTTAGGTCGTTTGACAACAGTTCTGACCACTGGAAAATAGAGGGTTGTAACTACAGAACTGCTTTTTGCCGTATTGAGACAACGGAAATGTTGTTAGAGATGTTTTTGGAGATATTGAGACTACGGAACTGTTGTTATGAAAAAGCCCCTGTCTGTTAGAGACAAGAGCTTATAAGAGTTATTGCTGTTTTTTCTCACGTAGATAGGCTATATATTTTTTTGCGGATGATAAAATAGAATCCATCTGGTTGGAACCCACGGGCAAATTTATCCTTTCTTTGATTGTTACCCTTCTGCGGGAGATTAAGTTCCATAGGCTTTGCCCATTATCCCGTTTGATTTCTTTTTCGTAGGAAAACTCGGAATTCATTTCCTCAAAAGCTCTTCGGACGCGATCCGCTCTTGAAACCGTATCGCGAACCACTCTGTCATTTGTTGAGTAGTTTTCTCGGAGCCAATCCTTAAACCCATCTCTATCTATGTATCCCATAAGACTCCTTTAATCTAGTTTGGTCACCCAAGACGAATCGTATTTTAAAGTGGCTAGAAAAGCACTTTTATCGAGCTTTTCCGGCAGACGAATTTTTATATGCAACCTATCCTCGGGAATTTCTTCAATAATCGTAAACTGGCTGCCGTGTGGCTTCCAGGTGAATTTGTGTGTATGTCTCGTCTTGTTATCCACCGAGTGTGCAAGGCTGCAGGGATTCCCGGACTGGTGGTGCGCTGACTTCGGAACGGATGATCCGACCGATGAGGAGCTGGCTTCCTGGAGGGATGTTTTTGAAACGCACAGGAATGTCGTGTCCGGCGCATCCAAACCGAAAACGGACAAGCAGATAATCAAGTGGCTCTCCGATCCGCATACGGACTCCGCCGAATATAAGATGTGGGGCAACGGTATCGCACTCCCGTGCGCTGTTTTCGTGCTGTCAGGCATTGTGTACTACTCACAGTTCCGAGTCTGATATTCTGGCGATAATTCTACAAAGAAAATCCCGTTATTCGCTTGCTATTTTAGGGCTTTAGAGTGATGTATATAACAGCCGCAAGGCACAGAAAATCAAGCGAAAGCGGAGGTAAACGCAATGCAAGTAAAGTACAACGTCACAGGCGCACGGCGCAAGAAACTGGTCAAGGAGGACAGGGGTTCCTTCCCCTGGTTTGCGGAACTGCCGGACGCGGATTCGGTGAAGGTCTGCACGCATTTCATTGCCGCGCTCTGCGAGATGAGCAGAAATGCCAAGCGAGTGATCGCCACGGAAAAGGATGTGGACAACGAGAAGTACGCATTCCGCAGCTTCCTCCTGCGGCTGGGATTCATCGGTGCGGAGTACAAGGCCGAGCGGAAAATCCTGCTGAAGAACCTCACAGGGTCTTCGGCATTCAAGAACGGAGGCGCTGACCATGAGATTTCCGAATAAGGAAACGGTCGACCGCATCCGCAGGGAGTATCCTGCAGGAACACGGGTGGAACTGGTACGGATGGAGGATGTGCAGGCTCCGCCGATTGGAACCAAAGGCACGGTTATCGGCGTGGATGATATCGGCTCTATTATGGTTCGCTGGGATAACGGCTGCGGGCTATCCATCGCTTACGGCGAGGAATAATTCTGCATATTTCTTTGAAAAACTACAGAAAAGACTTGCTGGTATATCCGTAGTGATATATGTACATGCCGAAAGAAACGGAGGATACGATGATGACAATCAACGAAGGAATGAGAAAATACAGGCTGTCGAATCCCACCACGCCGGAGGACATGGAATGCCGCCGAAGCAAGATGCTGAACTTCGGAGATAAGGTGCTGCTTGCCGGGTACTACTACAATGGGCAGAACAAGCCTTCCTATTTCGGAGCGGTTTACGAGTACCTCGAAGACGGCAGGAAGACTTGCGAAAGCACCATCGGACTGGCGGCGGTCAGCGAGGTCGAGTTTGAGGATGAAGGCCACGCAATCGCCTGGGCGATGCAGCAGTAAGACACAGAGAAAAAACAGCAAAAGGGACGGGCCGCAAGGCTCTGTCTCTCGTACAGACAGATTTTAGAAAGTCGCAGAGATGCGGCTGTTTTTATGCCATTTTCGGAAGGAGGAGACGCCGTTGGCAGTACGGAAACTGAAGAAATATAAGCCTACCAAGTTCATGGCGGATACCTCCTGCTATGACAAGAACCTCGCTGATTATGCCGTGATGTTCATCGAGCATCTGTGCCATACCAAAGGCACATGGGCGGGAAAGCCCTTCGAGCTTATCGACTGGCAGGAGCAGATAATCCGCGACCTGTTCGGTGTGATAAAGAAAAACGGCTACAGGCAGTTCAGTACCGCATATATTGAGATTCCGAAAAAGCAAGGCAAGTCGGAACTTGCGGCGGCTGTGGCGAACAAGCACGGCTTTAATACCCACGGCGTTATCTTCGATGAACTGCATACTCAGCCGAACAGAAAGCTGTTTGACGTCATGAACAAGGGCTCCGGCGATGCGAGGATGCAGCCGCTGTTCTTCCTCATTACTACGGCAGGCAATGATACGCATTTCATCTGCTATGAACAGCATGAGAAGGCTCTCGACATCATGAGCGGAAGGAAAATCGATTCGACCTTCTATCCTGTTATCTATGGTGCGGACGAGTCGGAGGACTGGACTGATCCCGCCGTGTGGAAAAAGGCAAATCCCTCGCTCGGTATCACGGTTGGCATTGACAAGGTAAAAGCCGCCTGCGACTCCGCAAAGCAGAATCCCGGCGAGGAGAACGCTTTCAGGTAGCTGCGTCTTAACCAGTGGGTGAAACAATCCGTCAGATGGATGCCGATGGACAGGTGGGATGCCTGTTCCTTCGCTGTGAGCGAGGACGATCTGGAAGGGCGAATTTGTTACGGCGGGCTTGACCTTTCAAGTACCACGGACATCACGGCGTTTGTGCTGGTATTCCCTCCGCAGGATGAGGAGGACAAATACAGTATCCTGCCGTACTTCTGGGTGCCGGAGGATACTCTTGACCTTCGGGTAAAGCGCGATCATGTTCCCTACGACCTGTGGGAGCGTCAGGGCTTGCTTATGACCACGGAGGGAAATGTTGTTCATTACGGCTTTATTGAGAAATTTATCGAAGAGCTTGGCACAAGGTTTAATATACGGGAGATTGCCTTTGACCGCTGGGGCGCGGTGCAGATGGTGCAGAACCTCGAGGGAATGGGCTTTACCGTTGTTCCATTTGGACAAGGGTTCAAGGATATGAGTCCTCCAACCAAAGAATTCATGAAGCTTACATTGGAAGGACGCATCGCCCCCGGCGGACACCCTGTCCTTCGGTGGAATATGGACAACATCTTCATCCGCACCGACCCGGCTGGGAATATTAAAGCCGATAAGGAAAAATCCACGGAAAAGATTGACGGGGCAATTGCGACCATCATGGCTCTTGACCGCGCAATACGCTGCGGAAATGACAATACTGCCTCGGTCTACGACAGCCGCGGTATTTTATTCATATGACCTCATTCTTCAACTGCACAAAATCCTCTATAGCCACATGAATAATCCCGTGGCAGGAAGGACGAAAACAGTACAGAACTATATCAGTGCGACTTATCCGGACGGGCATAGGGAAATGCTCTTTAATCCGGTTGCGCCTTTCGAGACGCCGTCTGCGCTGGACAAGCTGTGCGAGGAATACAACCGTGTTATCGGGAATATGGAACTTGAACCGCTGATTGCGATTCCTGTTTTTATACACGATTTTCTTTGTATCCATCCGTTTAATGACGGAAACGGGCGTATGAGCAGATTGCTTACAACGCTCCTTTTATACAGAAGCGGATTCTATGTCGGAAAATATATTTCTTTGGAAGCGAAGATCGCTAAGAATAAGGATTTATATTATGATGCGCTGTCTGCGTCACAGGATGGTTGGCATGAGGGAGCAGATGATCCTGTCCCGTTTATCAAATACCTTCTTGGAACGATCCTTGCGGCCTACAGGGATTATGAGGAACGTTTCTCCCTTGTGGAAATCAAACGATCCGCACTGGATATAGTGCGGCTTGCAGCGCAAAACAAGATAGGTCGTTTTACCAAACAGGATATTCGGGAACTTTGTCCGTCTCTCAGCGTCAGTTCCGTAGAGGGTGCGCTGCGCAAGCTGGTGGCTTCCGGCGAACTGAGACGCAAGGAAAGCGGCAAAAGCACCTGCTACTACAGAATAAAGTAGCATTCCTTTAAGAAGAATAACTTTCCCTTAATATTATGGACATTTTAAGGGAGAGGAAATCGATATAAGAGAAAGCATCTGCCTGATTACACAGGCAGGTGCTTTTTTCATGCGTCAAACAGGAAGGAGCGTGATGAGATATGGGAATATTCAGTGGGTTATTTCGGTCAAGGTATAAGCCTGCCGACAGCACGGCCGGATCGAGATACGCCTTTTACATGGGCGGAAGCGGCGCAGGGAAACTTGTGACGGAGCGGAGCGACGCTGTAAAAGTGAGTGAGACGTTTTGCCTTGGCTAAAGTGTCAACCGACAGGTTGACGAAAGGGGGAGGTTGGAGCAAAAACGAAAGAACGTTTTTTACAGAACGGCAGGGGCAAGTGTGAGTAAAACCGAAAAATATGGAAATGACTCACATAAAAAACTACACTGCTTTTCGGATACAACAAACAACCGAGAAAGAATTCATTATATTATATAAGTAAAAATAAAAATAAGAAAAAAGAAATTTGAAATTTTTATTTCCTTTCTCCAGGGCACTCTTCCGAAAACCCCGTGTTAACTGAGAAAACGATGTTACATTTCCTGTGCTTTTTCATACTTCTTACCGGATATCTGTCATGCATGATTAAGAATAATATATAGTTATATAGAAAATATTTGATATATGTTGACATGTGGCTTATTGTGGCTTAAAATGATAATATAATAATAGCATCGATGTTTTTTTGGGGTGGAGCTTTTAGCTGCGATTCTCTTTTTAGGAGGAAATATGAATAAAATTTATAAGTTGATTTGGAGTAAGACGAAAAACTGCTGGGTCGTTGCGTCCGAGCTGGCGAAAGGACACGGGAAGAATAAATCACGCATCAAAAACAGCCTGCTTGCCGTCTTTGTCATGTCTGCGCTTTTGGCGGGAGGCACGGCAGATGTACAGGCTTTGACACAACAGGAAAAAGACGAAGTCAAGAACGAAGTTGCCAAATATTTGCTTGACAAGATTGCCCACGGCGGAGAAATCCCCGGTGCGAAAGCGGAGTATGGGCCTACGAGTTTTCCTGAGGCGATTGCGAATCGTATTTTCTACTATGATGACGTTTCGAATAAAATCGGCGAGAAACTGAAGCATGACGGACTGGCGCTCCAGTATTTTGGCGTACGTCCGAACTACATTGAACCGAAGCGCGACTATCTGAATCGCTATGCTGATCCCGACTGGACCAACGTCGATAACGACGGGGCATTCGGTGCGCACTCCATGGCACTCGGCTACCGTGCGTTTTCGGAAGCCAAACACGGTGTCGCCATCGGCCGCGAGGCCTTGGCGGGGGGATACCATCGGGACAACAGTTACGGCGGTGACGGTGATGTTGCCATCGGTAACAGTGCTTGGGCGCTGGGGGATAAAGCGGTCTCCATCGGAGATAAAGCAATCTCTGCCGACAAGAGCATTGCCATCGGGATTCAAGCCGAAGCTGGCGCGAACAAAAAAGATTCGAACTCGATCCTACTTGACCCGACAACGAAACTACCCTACGTTGTCAGCGATATCGCAAAAATGAACTCGGCGATCGCCATCGGGCGTGATGCCAAGGCGTGGGGGCATCAATCCGTCTCCATCGGTGGGGGCGCCAAAGCCACGGGAAAATATGCTTTGAGCTTTGGGAACTCGGCGGAAGCGTCGGCGATGGACTCCTTCGCCTTCGGTAATTATGCAAGTGCCAAAGGACTCGGTGCGATTGCCATCGGCAGTGACTACGAATCTTCGAGCGGTGGAGCGCAGGCGTACAGCGGTGACACGATTGCCATCGGTCGCAGGGCAATGGCCGGCAATGAAAATGATACGGCAACGGCATATAATACCGTCGCTATCGGACGGGAAGCCAGAGCGTACGGCAAAAACTCGATCGCATTGGGCGGAACTGCCAATGTGGGTGATGTCTGGCAAAAACAATTAGCTGAAGGCGGTACGGCGATTGGCAGCAGCGCCAATGCGGCCTTGGAAAACGCCACGGCTATCGGATATAAGTCGATAGCCTATGCGAAGGATGCGGTGACCCTCGGCGCGAACACCAGAGCGGATATCGATGGCGCCGTGGCGTTGGGCAGTGAATCCAACGTAGGCTCTTATAGCTCTTCGAGTTACGGCAAAGCCGGTAAAGTAGGTTATGATCCGTTGGGAGCCGGTGCGGACGAAACTTCCACGTGGAAAGCCACAAAAGCGGCCGTTTCTGTCGGTAATTAGCAAAAGGACATTACCCGACAGATTATCAATGTCGCTGCCGGTACGGACAACACCGACGCGGTCAACGTGGCGCAGCTGAAAGCTCTCCAGAGCAAAGCATGGAAAGACCTTGTTGCGTCGGAAAATAAGCTGGGGGCGAGAATCGCTACCAATACCACAAGTATTACCAATCTTTCCGGGAGGGTACGCACAAACGAGGGAGACATCGGGCGTCTTAAGACGGATGTAAGTACAAATGATTCAAGAATCAGATACTTATATAATAATATGCCTTTCATGCACTACGTTTCTGTAAAAAGTGAAGGCATGGCGCCGAATGAAGGCAACTACAAAAATGATGGCGCCAGCAAACAGGGTGCGATTGCTATCGGTGCTCATACATCATCAGATGGCGATGGTGCCGTTGCTTTAGGTGCTTATTCATTTGTCAGAGGACAGGGTAGCGTCATTGTCGGTGAAAATTCGGACAATTATACCGGTGGATTAAAGGCCAAAGAAGGACAGTTTGATCAAAGCATTATTCTCGGATCAGATAACACTATCTTTGCTCAAAGTGCGGAAAATGGTGGTCGGGAAGATAAAGTTATCGGGAACATGAACAGAGTAGAGGAGTCCCACGGCACATTTGTCCGCGGTACGGGCAACTTTGTGTATGATGCGTATAATCCCGAAGCGCTGACCGATGAAGATAAGCAAAAAGAACAGGACTTCCTTGATCCTATAGACGGTGGCGACCCGACAGGTCTCTTCCAGAAGGGAAGAAGCCATGTGAGCGTCGAAGGTGACGGTAACATGGTAATGGGAGCTCTCTATACGCAAGTTTCCGGCGTAGGCAACGAAATTTCCAATACGGATCATGATGACGGAACGAGCACGCCGAAAGTAACCTACAACATCGTGACGGGCAACCGAAACACCGTCGCCGACTCGAGTCATAACATCATCATGGGCGACAACCACGAGTTGGAAAATGTGAACGGAAATATCATCATCGGTTCGTTGAAAACAAAAGCGAAAACCACAGCATCGAACGTCACCGTTCTCGGCAATGACGCCGACGTCAGCGTCGAAGGCGGCGTCGCTTTGGGTACCGGTTCGCAAGCGGCTACCGCTGCGGGTGTTTTCGGGTACGATCCCGCCACGGATAAAGCATCGACAACGGACAATGCGACATGGAAATCCGGAAACGGCGCTGTTTCTGTTGGTGCGGCGGATAAAACAAGACAAATCACCAACCTCGCCGCAGGTCTGGCAGACACTGACGCGGTGAACGTCGCGCAGCTGAAGGCCTTGAATACCAAAGTAGACAACTTGCCTTCCATTCATTATTTCTCCGTCAAAGCAGATGACAGTAAAAAACCTGCCGACACCAACTGGAATAATGACGGCGCGACAGGAAATAAGGCCATTGCGATCGGCCAAAAAGCAAAAAGTGAGGGTTATGCTGCAGTAGCCATGGGTGCAAGCGCTCACACAGGCGCGAACGCGCATTATTCACTTGCTCTGGGCGTGAAGAGTGACGCTGCGGGATTTGCCAATATAGCGCTCGGCAATGAAGCTAAGGCGCAAGCCGCAATGTACGCTACCGCGATCGGGCAGGAGGCCGCTGTAACCAAGAATCAAGGCATTGCGATTGGCACGACTGCGAAAACGGATGCGGAAAACGGAATCAGTTTCGGTACGCAGGCAAAATCGTTGGCGAACCGCGGAATTGCAGTAGGAACGAACAGCACGGTAGATCAAACGGGCGGCCGCGGCATTGCCATCGGTGATGGCGCCTATGTCGGCGCTAAAACGCAGGATCATTCGGGTGAGGGTATGCCGAATCCGGGGGATGCATGGAACCCGAGCGAGCCGTATTTGCCGGTCGCTGATGATACAGTAGCGGGTCCGGGAAAACTGGCACGCGAAAACTCGATGGCGATCGGTATGAAAGCGAGTGCTTTCGGATTCCAAACGACGGCATTGGGTGCAGGCGCAGAAGCGCATGACACCAATACGACAGCGGTCGGTGCCGCGGCGGTTGCCAAAGGGAATTACAGCACGGCACTGGGCAAACAGGCGCGTACATTTGAAAAAGAATCGACCTCGGTCGGTCATTGGGCGGACTCCCGCGCGGAATTCGCAACGGCTCTCGGCTCCAATACCATTGTGTACAAAAAAGGCGGCGTAGCGCTCGGATTCGGCGCGCGTGCCTATGACGAAAACAGCATCGCGATCGGCAGCAACTCTTTCGCGAAAGAAGCCATTGATGGGAAAGCGTACCTCAGCGAAGAAGAAGTGAAAGCCGCAGCCGGTATTGTATCGGTAGGCAATCCGGCGTACAAAGCAGGAGATAAGGACGTCGCCGCGAACTATCGCCGTATCGTCAATGTCGCGGGCGGTATTAACGACAATGATGCGGTCAACGTCGCGCAGCTAAAGGCGTTGGAAGGAAAAGTCACGACCAATACGGGTGACATCACGACCAACAAAAATGATATCACCGGCCTCAAAAAAGGCTTCATCGTAAAAGACGGTGGAACGGGCAAGGCGAATGTCACACTCGGCGGAGATAAAGAACCGGAAGTCACCTTCAAAGCGGCGGTAGACACAACAACGGATGCAACGGCGGGTGGGTCCTCGCTGACCTCATCTGTCGATAAGGACAGAAACGTCACCTATTCGCTGAACATGAAACAGCTGAAACAAGACCTCGGCATTACCGACGGTCCCGATGGTGTCATGAGCTCGTGGAAACTGAAAGCAAAGGACGAAACAACAACGCAGGAAATCAAAAACGGCAACACGGTTACCTTTGACGCATCCGGCAACGGGCTCACCGTAGAAAGAAAAGACTCGACCATTAAATACACTATCGACGGCAGCAAGCTCGATATCGCGAAAAATCAGTCGATTATTAACTTAGGTGATCGTATTGACAACTTGCCTTCCATTCACTATTTCTCCGTGAAATCGGACGATAGCAAAAATCCTGCCGACACTAACTGGAATAACGATGGCGCGACAGGTAAAAACGCGATCGCAATCGGCAAAGATGCCAAAGCCGAAAGAGAATCGTCAGTAGTGATTGGTTTGAAAGCGTCATCCGGAGTTGCGGCTAATGACGGAGTTGCTGTCGGTAGCAGTGCTTCTGTCACAGGCTTCGGCGGTGTAGCGATCGGGCGCGAAAGCAGCGCGGAAGGTCAGGAAACAGTAGCGATCGGCACCGGGGCTAAGGGCGTGATTCATCGAACCGTAGCGATCGGCGGCTACGCCAATGCGGACGGATTCGGAGCCGTAGCCATCGGCAGGGACAGCATGAGTAAAGAGCGCGGCGTATCCGTCGGTATCCAAAGCAACAGCAAAGAGTTCGCCGTATCTGTCGGTACTAACAGTTTCAGTAACTTCCGCAGCGTTGCGGTTGGTGAACTGGCCAATGCGGAAGCACCGTACGCTGTAGCGGTTGGCGACCAAACGGGATCGTATGCAATGGGTGCTGTTACCTTGGGAAATAAAACCAGAGCATTTGGCGACGGTTCCGTGGCGATCGGTAATCAGGCGAGGGTTTCAGGAAAAGGCATAACTCCGGAAGAATATAAAGCATTGCCGGAAGCGGATCAAAAATTATATAGACTCTATGAGGCTGTTTATCACAACTATGATGATCCGTCGAAACCGATTGTAGATAGAAAATATTACAAGGTGATAGATGCGCACGACTGGAGAGCTGCAAACCTTTACAATTCGATAGCGATTGGCACGACTTCTTTCGTGGAAGCAAAAGAAGCGATTGGTATCGGTGCGGGTACAAGGATTAATGGCGACCTCGGCGTAGCGTTAGGATATGCGGCTGTGTCGGAAGAAAAGGGAACGGCGCTTGGCGCAGGAGCGCAAGCCAAGGCTAACGCAGGTGTTGCCTTAGGTGAAGGCGCGGTGGCGGATACCGCTGCGGAAGTGGCCGGTTATGATCCTCTCACGGGAGAAGCATCCACAGAAACTACGTCGACATGGAAATCCGTGAAGGGCGCTGTCTCTGTCGGCACGGCAGATAAAACAAGACAGATCACCAACCTCGCCGCAGGTACGAACGACACCGATGCGGTCAACGTCGCGCAGCTCAAAAACGCTAAGACCACTGTCGAAGCGGGCGACTATGTGACCGTTACGAAAAAAACGGAAGACGGAAAGGGAACGACCTACACCGTCAAAGGTCCGAACCTCACTTCCGTGGATAAGAACTTGACTGTTACTGACGACAAGGACGCGAACGACAAGAAAGTTGGCTACAAACTCGAACTGAGCAAAACGCTCACAGGCCTGACCAGCGTTTCAAGTGAAGCATTCAAAGTTGGCGATAAGACATATATCAATAGCAATGGTATCAATGCGAATAACAATAAAATCACCAACGTGGCACCCGGTACAAAAGACGGCGATGCGGTCAACTTCAAACAGTTGAAAGATATTGACAGTAAAGTAACGACCAATACGGGAGATATCACGACCCTCAAAAAAGGCTGGACCTTAGAAGACGGCAATGCGACAAAAGGAACAAAAATCGTGAAAGCCGAAGATACCGTTAAAGTCACGAGTGATGACTACATCACGGCGACCGTGAATAATGACGGCCTGAAGCTCGGCATGAACGTAACCAAGCTGAATACGCAAATCAATGATCAGATCGACAACAGCGATACCGTCAAAGAGAAGATGAAATCCTGGGTACTCAAAGCGGCGACAACGGATAAAGACCCGGCTGCAAAGGGTCAGACCATTGACAAAACCAATAATGTGGCGACATTTGACGTAGAAGAAAATCAGGGACTTACCGTAGCGAGAGACGGCGCGACCATCAAGTACGGTGTGAATAACAAGCAACTGGTAGGGAATATCAATAGCGGCAATACGGCAGTTACCAATATTTCCGCAAAATTCAGCGTCACTGACGGAACCAACACGAAAGCCGTCAACCTCGGAAAAGACAAAAACAACAACGTCAAATTCCTTGGCACGGACGGTGAAACCACCGTGACTGTAGGCGGAAACGATGATGCACCGACCGTTACCGTAGGCTTGGATGCAAAGTTCAAGAAACAGGTAACGGATAACACAAGCAATATTGCTGAAAACAAGACGAATATTACGAACTTGACAACCCGTGTAGACGGACACGATACGGCTATCGAGAACAACACGAAAGCCATCGGCGAAAACGCGAAAGCTATCGGTGAAAACACGAAAGCCATCGGCGAAAACACGAAAACTATTGAAAAGAACACGAAAGCTATTGAAA